GCAGTTTACAATCCACTTTTCATATCCCCACCCTTTAGGTACGAATTTAATTGGATTGCCCTGCCTCGGTCTTGAAGAAATCTCCATCGTTTATACCTTTATCGTCAATGTAATAATCGGCAGAAGGTTTACCTAAACGTAAATCGGTAAACATGCATCCCCAATTACAAAGTTGTTTTAAAGTCAACTTGTAAAATGCATCATGTGCTTTTTGGCAGTCGTCATTGAATCTACCCATACCTCTAGCAGTAAAGTAGATTACCTCATTGCCTTTAATATATAGATCGTTTATTTGACAGATCCTATCATATCGGGGGACTGCGTGAGTATACTTTTCCTCACCCTCACCAGGATAACAGATAGTGCCATCAATGTCTACCACATATTTCATAATTGTCCAATGTCGTTTTGTGTCAGTGTATAAACGCCAGGATGTTGAACCGACATCGCTGCAGCACGGTTTGCATAATCAATCGAAACCTGCAAGTCTTTGGTTTCTAAATGTCTTTTAACTAATGCAGCCAAGAATGTGTCTCCTGCACCAGTTACATCATACACTTTAACTTGGGACTCTAACGTAAAGGTAATGCCTGCCCACTTAGCACCCGCAGAACCCATCGTAACAATCATATGAGTATCGTGAGGCATATCTTCGTGTTTCTCTAAAAGATCATATTCTTTCTTATTGATCTTGTAGAAAACATTATCTCTATGATATAATTTTCTCTTTTTTGTATCTACGAAAACAGGACCATTGAAACTTTCAATGATCTCTTTCATCCTATCTTCAGGTAGAAAACCTTTACCATAGTCAGAAATGACCATGACATCAAATCCGCCAAAGTGGATAAACGATGATCTAAGTTGTGCTGCGGTGATGGGACTGACTTCTTTGTCTTCGTCCATCCTCATTAATTGGTAACCACTATTCTCATCGATGAAACGAGTCTTGATAATATTTTCTTTATGAGTTAATAGATCTGTAGCAATACCAAAAGATCTCAAATTATTATTGACATTGGCTGCCATTCCTTTGGTCTTCTCACTCCGAGTATACTTCAATACTGGAACGGGAGCTTCAGGACTTAATCTATCAACAGTACCATAAACATATTCATCGTCACATGTATCTCCAAGGACGATTGCCTTAAATGTATCACTCATAATTTCTCAAAATTGTTTGAATGACTTTTGTAGAAGAATATCCACCGACTCTTGGTAAGTGTCGAACTTCCTTTGCAAAGTCTGCTCCAACAACATCACCATTCTTCCAGTCTCCTCCCAAAAGAAGAATATCTGGACTATACATTTCGATCAAATCTTCTAATTCTTTCCTACTATTAAAATAGTGTACAGTATCTATGTAACGAATAGATTGTAACATTGACATCCTATAGCATAAATCATTAATAGGCTTAGAGGGACCTTTGTCGTTCCTAATCTTTTCGTCCGTATCTGTCGCTACAATAAGTTTATCTCCTAGAGAAGCACCGACTTTAAACAATTCAATATGCCCTGGGTGCAAAATATCAAATGTTCCGTTAGTAAAAACAATCTTCACTTAGGTTCTCCGTACTGTCCATATTTTAAAAATTTCTGATACTCACTATGATTCACTGGTAAGAAAGTTCCTGGGCCACCTAAGAAGATGAAGAACATTTGAACCAATCTCCAAGTATCTCCAGTAAACATTCCAGGTTTAATATAACCTGTATGGAGAATGTTTGCAGGATACATTACAAACCTATTATACTTCATTTCGGCAAGATGTATCAGTTCCCACTCCTCCTCACTATCTGTAATATAATTATCGTAATAGGGGTACTTATTTTTCTTCTTTAACCAGTTATCTATTTTATCTGGATTACCCAGTTGATCACCTTCTAAGGTATAAAATGATGTGCCACCTGCACATTCTTCATCCTTATTAAGATATACAGTTGCAGCATATAACATCCCACCATCATCATCCACATGGGGGACAATAGGTTTTAGATTTTCTGATTGAGTCACATTGACACAGAATGTCAATCCCTTAATGGAATCTTCTACCCTAGCAGGAGTAATTTTTTTCTCCTCCATGTGATCTCCATAAACACTACCAAAAATGTTAGTAAAGAATGGAGTTAATGATGAGAAATCATAGTATGCATCTACCCTGTGGCCAGGCGCCCCTGCCAAAATAATTGGATTATTCGTACATGGAATCTGTAAGGCCAGATCTCTAACCATTTCTGGGTTCTTGTAGAAGTTATCAATAGTGACAATTTTGGATTTCTCTGGTCCAATTGTATGAACACTTGCTTCTAGATCATCACCCAAAGCAAATACTTCATGTTCATCAATAAAAGCTTTTTTCATGGATCTAATGCAACGAACATCATTTGAATTAATCTATAGAGATCACCAGTAAACATATCTGGTTTCATATAAGCAGTATGTACTACATTGCCTGGATACATTACCAGACGATTATATTTCATTTCTGCAACACTGAGCAATTCCCAATCAGGAACATTATCAGTGTCTGTAATATAATGATCCCAGAATTTTTCTTTACCTTTTGATTTTAACCACTGACCAATATCTTCATTGGTAATGGATTGTTTGCCATTTAACATATAGAACGAAGTCCCGCCCTGGCACTCCTCAGGCGTGTTTAAATAGATTCCCGCAGCAAATAACATAGAATCCCTATCATCGATGTGTGGGGTCACTGGCGGTAGGTTTACGGACTGATTAATGTTGACACAGAAGGGAGTTGTACGAACCGACTCATAAATTTGGTCATCACTAACATTCTCTGTCAAATCCCCATACACAGTCCTAAACAAGTGTCTAAAAATAGGATATAAAGATTCAAAATCATAATGACCAAACACTCTAGTGCCAGGAGTTCCTGCCATTATCTTTGCATTCTCTGTCGGAGGAATACTTAAAGTAAGATCTCTAACCATGTCTGGATTCTTGTAGAAGTTATCAACAACAACTACACGAACTTCTTCTGGTCCAATAACATGAACACAAGCTTCCAGATTTGGATTTACTTCAAAGACTTCTTTTTCATTAATAAAGGGTATATTCATTTCCAAGGGTTAACCGATCTTTCTGTAAGATAATTTAAAGATGCAAAGTTATCTACTACAGTCTCAGCGACAGGAAGATAATCATATTTACCAACTTCATTATCAAGGAATCTTTGTAAAAGTTCTCTAGAAAATTGTGGTGGCAGATCTATGTCTTTACTGCAAACTGGATAATCCAATTGTTTCAACCAACAGAACCAATTTGCACCTGAGAACATTTCTTTACCTACATCATTGATACTCTTAGCTGCATATGCAAAGTCATTTGCATACCATTCCAGAGTTGGTGAAGATTTATAATTCTGTTTAACCCATAACCAGAACTTACCTTCTTGTTTTGGTCTAGAATAATGCATATTCACAAAGTCAATAGAATTCTCAAAGAATGCCTTCATGTTTGCATTATACAAATCAATATCATGTTGATCGTAATTACGAGTCTTAATTCTTCTCAAAAACTCCCAAGCGCCTGCTGAGATGAGTCCAATACCTGTACTCTCTAGTGGTTCAATAAATCCACCTGATAACCCAATATTAACAACATTCTTCTCCCAGAAATTGCGAATGTAGAAAGGAGTCCAATCTAAAACTTTAAGACTGCCCTTTTCCAATCTTCGATCCCAATATTCAATAAAGAAATCTGCAGCTTCATCTATAGGAGTGACACTTCTATTGAATACTAAACCTGTTCCATACCTTTTACTTGTAGGAATTTTCCAAATCCATCCATGTTCTACAGCATCACATGCAGTATATGGTTTCAATTCCTTAGTTCTATCAATGTATGGAACATGACCAGCAACGGCAGTATCACAGAAAAGTCTATCAGTGAGATCTACTCTATCTTTATCTTCTCTAAGTAAACCTTTAAATCCAGTGCAGTCTACGAAAAAATCTGCTTCGTGACAATCACCATTAGCAAGACTTAAAGAATGGATATATCCATCCTGAGTTCTATTGACAGACATAACATCAGCTTCTATAAAGTTAATTCTGTCAGAAATCTTTCCTTTAATGAATTTTACAAGGAGAGAAGCATCAATATGTTGTGCATAGATTTTTAAATTATCAGGATCTATTTTATTATCTCTAACTGCTGCATTGTAATGAATTTCACAATCAGTCTTTTTGTTAGGAAAATGTTCCTGATTCTGTGACCACAATTCATGTATTGTAATATCGGATC